AAGGATCACCAGAAACAGAAGGCGATGCGATTACAGCAGAAGCAGTAGTCTATGAAATCGACTTTGGTGATGTAGACAAAGAAGGAAACAAGAAAAAGCGAAATCTGACAGAACAGCAGATTAAAGCTACCTTCGACAGATATTCTGCAATGAATTACAAGAACGCACAGTATAAGCCTGTGCAAGACGTGATTGAGCAGATCGCCAAACAAAACCCAGGTATGGATATGAATACCATGGCGCAAGAGATGATTAACATCTACAACGCCCAGGTATCTAATCCGACTATGGGCAACACCCAAGGCGATGCATCTGGTAAAGATCAGACAGGTGCTCCACCTGAAAGCCTCGCAGGTATGCTAGGTAAATGGGAAGAAGAAAACGCAGTTTCTCTTCCTCCTGGTTACAAAGACATGCTTACTCGCGGCGCAGGTGAGATGGAATTTATGAAGCAGGAGTTAGCTCAGACGAAGAGAGCACTTCAGCAAGTTCTAGCACAATCACAAGGCGTAGCAGACGCAGCCAAGAACCAAGTCCAGAACAGTAACAAGGACAAAGTGACTGCTGTGCGTCAGCAAATTGCTAACAACCTCGACAGGACACAGCAGGCATTAGGTTTGCCAGACGACAAGGCAGACGACTTTATGACCTTCTTTGCCGAGCGAGGATTTACACAAGAAGACTTTATTGATCCTCAGCTAACCCTAAAGGTTATGCAGGATTTTAAGAACAATATGGATAGCCCAGAAATGGAGCGTATGCGTGGCATCGCCCAAAGAAGGCAATCATATACAGGTTCTTTAGGATCAACACCGTCGGCTGGTGGTATGGATACTCAGCAACAAGGCGACTCTACATTTGATAAGATGTCTGCCGCTATAATGAGTAAGAAAGGAATTGGATAAAACAGGAGGTACGTTATGAAATGGTCTAAGCCAACATACGAAAACATTCGTCTTGGATTTGAGATCACGATGTATGTGAAATCCTTATAATTCTCTCCCTGAGACTGCCCCTTTGAGGTGATAGCTTGAATCACTCCCACCTCTTAGGGGATTTTTTTTTCTAAATAGGGACGAAAAACCTCTTCGTCTGGCATACTATATCCTCATACGACAACCACAACGCTAAGGCTTTGTGCGTATACATAATGGGAATTGGGATGTTTTGACCCCGTTTTCTCGACCGAAACCCTCTTTTTAACCTGCTATATAGGAGATTTAACCATGGCAGCTATTCAAGGATTGCGGGGAACAGGCGAGTTCACGACTGATTTCCGCCCGAAAAACTATCGAGAGCTTTTTACGCTCTTGGAACCAAATGGTAATGCGCCTCTAAACGCATTGCTTGCTATGGGATCATCAGAAGGTACAGATGACCCAGAGTACAAAAACTTTAGAGACGAGCTTCCTGATCGTAAGTTGAAGGTCAATGGTGCTGTATCGTCTACTTCGACGACCACTGTTACTATTGATGCATCTGACGACAATAAGTTCGCAATCACTGGTGCTATTGTTGTGAACAGTGAAACAGGCGAAGTAATGCATGTTACTGCCGACACCACTGCAACAACTTTAACAGTAGCTAGAAACATTGGTGGCACTTCCCACCAGATTGCAGATAACGCTGAACTCTTCATCGCTGGCTTTGCGGCGGCTGAAGGTGGAAATGCGCCTACTGCTATCAGTTTCGACGCAACTGTTGCAAGCAACTATACGCAAATCTTTAGGACTGCGTTCCAAGTATCAAATACTTTGAACTCAACCTACCTGCGTACAGGTGACAAAATGGATGAGGCTATGACTAAGGCTCTCAAACTCCACATGTCAGACATCGAAAGAGCTATGTTCTTTGGTGTTAAGCATGAAGAGAATGGGTCTTCTGCACAGCCAACCCGTTTCACTGGTGGTTTGTTAAACAGTCTTACTAATGTTGTAGACGTTACGACAGACTTTGCCTCATACGGTGGTTCTACTGCTGGTCAAATGACTGAAGCAGGCTTTGATAGCCTACTGATTTCATCCGTATTCAAATACGGTTCCAAGCAGAAGATCGCTTTTGTTGGTGAAACTGTTGCTAACCAACTTCAACAGATCGGTAAGGATCGTTGGAAGCCAACAACTTACGAAGGTGCATACGGAGTTAATTTAACTCAGTACACCACTTTCGCAGGGGACTTAATGGTTCACTTGCATCCTCAGTTCAGACAAATTCCGAACATGAAGAACGCAATGATTATCGTTGATTTCCCATATCTGAGCTATCGCTACCTTGAAGGTAGGGACACTCAGTTGTTGGAGAACAGACAAGCACCTGATGCAGATAGCATCAAGTCAGAATATCTGACTGAGTGTGGCTTGGAACTTCTTCAAGACAAGGTACATTCATATATCAAGAACTGGTCTTCTCGATAAGGGACGACCGTTACTGGTAAATGACTATACTAGGGGGGTGCATTTGCACCCCCTTTTTTATTGTTAGGAGGAAAACATGACAAAAGACAAAAAACCTGTCCGAGCTAGGACAAAAAAAGGACACTATAAAGCTGACGATCCTTCGACCCCAGATGTAAATGAAGCATACGTCCAAGACGAAAAACCTACCCCTGCCCCCTCACCTGCTCCTGCCCCTGCCCCTAAAGCAACAGGAAGCGTTTGGTTTGAGTCCAGGGAAAAAGAGCCATCAATGTTTGAAGTGGCTGGCATAGGCCCGATCCGTAATTTTTCTACTGGTCGTCTTGAGTGGGAAGTTCCCGCCGCAGATGTCGATAGATTTATGGCTAATCACTTTGTAAACAATGGTCGTGTAAAAAAGAAGTAGGTGACTTATGGCTGAGACTTTTACAAGTAATAGTAATCCACATAGACGGGATAAATACTCACCCCTGTCTACGTTGGTTATGCAAGCACTCAGACGATTTGGTGACTTCCACCCTGGAACCGTAGACGGCGACGTAATGTTGATGTTCTTGGAATTTGCGAACGCAATAATAGACGATATTCGTCTTCACCCATATCACGACACTACGAAGCCTATTGATTATTACGAGTCACCAGAAGAGTGGAGGGCGATCCCAGACATAATTCTAATCAACGGGATGCTGTATCACTATGCGCTTCAACAAGGCAGTGACAAGTTACAGATGTATATGCCGCTGTATAACCAAACGATAAATTCTCAGCTTTGGCAGCAGCATAACGGTAACACCAAGATACAGATGAAAGTCGTTGATGACGGAACTAACGAACGTAACTCGTCTGGCAAGACGAGTAATATCAACGGGACTGTAACAGCGTGACATCATCTATAAAATCTCCCAGTGGAGTTAAAGCTAAGACATACGCATATGAAGACTTTCAAGGTCTTGATACATCGCGTGATGTAACTTCGCTAGATACTGGGAAAGCACAACATCTTGCTGGTCTTGTAAATGCAACGTGTGATTGGAGGGGTCAGATAGTTAGAGACCCTGCCTGTGTCCACGTTCAAGGACAGCAGAAGGTAACGCACGTTGCTTTCTACAGTAAGAATGAGGTTTGTTTTGCAGAAGAAGACGGTGAAGCAATGAATTTTGTTTCTGACCGTGGCCACACTGTAGATAAAGTTCACGACTTAGGAACGGTTGTTTCATCAACAGTCTTTAACCAATCTGTCTTCCTCGCTGCGCGAGGGCGACAAATGTACCGATACGATGGTATCAACTTTAACGTAAACCAATCGCCATCTCTGGATCAGTTGAGGCCAGCTTACTGTGCGTCTGTTCAAAGGCGTCTTGCTGTAGCTGGAATCCCTGGTAAGGAAACGGAAGTTCATATTTCTAGGGTAGACCAAGACGAGATTTGGCCAGATGACGAAGCAGATGGAGAGGTCAGTACATTACGGGCTGGATTTTTTGATATAGCAAATAATCTTGGCACAGCAGATCAAATAACAGGTCTAGGTGCTTTCGAGCAAAATAGACTTGTGATCTTCACAGCAGACCGAGCACTCGTATACAAAATTGACCCTAACATAGATCAATGGATAATCGACGACAACGCAAACATCTATATCGGCTGTGCGAGCCACAATACAATAACCAATGCGGGGACAGATTTACTTTTCTGCTCGCGATCTGGTATCCACTCGATAAAGAGATCGGAAGAGAACGGAATCCTAGTATATTCCTACAGCATCTCGGACAAGATAGACCTCCTCTATCGCGAATTATTCAACTCGGTAGACGACCCAGAGACGATCTCAGCCGTATTTGACCAAGACGAAGGCCAATACCACATCTATTTTCCGCAGCCTGGAGGGAAGCTCTGTAGGCGTCTAACGCTTGCTATGAACCCTGAAGGCGGAGAACCTCAACCTAAGTTTAGTGAGGGAGAGTTCTTAAATGCACGATGTGGTGCGTTTCTTAATGGACGCTTTGTTATTGGCACGACGGGTGGCATATATGATGTGTTGAAGGTAGAGCAAGAGCTAGATGACTCATTTACCCCAGACATGCAGATAACAACACCCCTTTTATGGCACGGAAGTCTGCAAGATATAAAGGAAACACAAAGTATAATTATCCAGGCAGCAGGTAAGGGCATCATCAACCTAACTGCCCAAGACCAAAAGGGTAATATCATCGGTGAATTAGTGATAGAAGTTGATGACACTGTGGACGACAACTACTTCGCAGATGTGCCATTATCCAGACAATACGAAAGAAAGTGGTCTCACCGCTATGTCGCCGCACAATACAGGATCAAAAGTAGCGGGGGCGCGGGGCTTCTGAGGATCATTGGCTTCGCAATTACAGTGAGGAATTAAAGCATGGCAAGAATCAGACAACAGTATCCTCAGAATTATGGTTCATCGGGCAATATTAATACCGAGTTTGAGACCTTAATTCGCTATTTAAACGCAGCAGAGCTAGGAGATAACACTGTTGGAGAATTGCTTGGCAAGATATTTGATGCAGATGGTAATTGGTCTGGCCCTGTAGAGTTTAGAAAAGATAGCTCTGCTGGTATCCAGTACAGAATTGGTACTTACTCAGATGCCTCTCTTGGATGGCAAACTCTCGTAACCCTCGATGAAATCAGGGGTGCAGCAGGACAACAATCATCAGAGATTGGTGCGCCTATATTCTACGCAAGACAAGATAGTGCGGCCACGTCTGGCCAAACTGAATTTGACTATGCGTTTGTAGCAACAGATGAGCTTCTCGTTTATGTGAATGGTGTTCTTCAACAGGAAGGCGCACTAAACGATTACACGAAAAGCACAACAGGTGGCAGCACAAGCAACGGCTCAGTAACCTTTAACAGCGCGGTTACTACTGGTCAGGTTGTCTCGATATTCAAAGTCCGAGCAACATCCATCACTGGCTACACAAGATCAGACACAGTTACGACTGCCACGCAGATTAACTTTCCGTTTACTTTCGACGTAAACACAAAGTTGCAGGTCTATAAGAACGGTATTCTTCAGAGAGAAGGTGGTACGTTCGACTACACGTCTATTCCTGCTCAGAATGTTATCCAGTTCAACACAGGTGTGCCAGCAGGTAACACTATTTCAATCATCACAGTTGAGAACACATCTGTTCAGGCCGTGACAGGATTGATGTTTGAGGAAGCATTTGTAAATACTGCTACTGGCCTAATTGAATTTGACAAGATTGGTATTGCAGACGCGGATATTGCCCAGGCAAAAGTAAGTGGTCTTGTAAGTGGTCTTGCAGAAAAAGCAAAAATTACTGTTGGATCGAACTCTCCTACTACACCAGCAACAGGAGATATTTGGCACGACACATCAATTCAGCCAAACCAGTTAAAGTTTTATGATGGAACTCAATGGTTGAAGACATCTCCAGAGTCATCTCTACCTACATTCTCTACACCCGATGCTGGTAAGTATGTAAAGGTAAATGGAACTGGTACAGCCCTAGAATATGGGACAATAGATTTAACATCAGTTATTGCCACAAACCAAAAAGGTGCGGCGTCTGGTGTTGCCTCTCTTGACTCAAACGGAAGATTGCCAACAAGTCAGCTACCAGAAACACTAGCTTCTGATAGTTACTATCACATAGAAGCGACTGCTTCTAATGGCACTTACGTTATTAAAAGAATTTTTAAGCAAGCTATTTCAATCGACGCACTCTCGCTCATGACCACATCTGGTACATGTAACGTACAGCTTGCGGTTGATGGAACTGGCGTGGGTAGCACTTATAGCGTGTCATCTACACCAAATGAAATAGCATTGGGTACGCCTATTCAGGTCATTGCGAACACTGCATCCCACAGTATTGGGTTCATTGTTACTAGCGCAAGTTCTGCGGCTAACCTTGAAGTAACCTTAGCTATAGCGATTGCGAGTGATTAATAATGAAAACAAGAATGGCAACTCCTGAAGACATCCCTATCGGAATAGCGATGTCCAGAATTTTCTACGAAGAAGGTGACTTCGAGGGTGGAATATTCGAACCAGAGGTAGCTGAAAAATTTGCATTAGACGTTATGGAAAGCCCGCAAGGGTTTTGTTGCGTTGCGGAAGACGATGATGGAAACATCAGAGGTATGCACCTGGGCGGTATCGTTCAGCACATGTTTGGCTCTAGTGGCCAAGCAATTAGCTACATCTTCTTTGTTGAGCCAAGCTCAAGAGGAGGAACCGCAGGGCGACAAATGGTAAAGAGATTTGAGAAATGGGCTCTAGGAAAAGGGGTATTGGATGTCTTGGCAGGCAACGACTCTGGAATAGAGATAGAGCGCACTAAAGGTTTTTACGAAGCACTAGGTTACAAAGTTGTAGGTTATCAGTTCAAAAAATTGCTGACCGAAGATACAGAAAAGGAGAATGAAAATGGGTAGACGTTCTAGGCCAAAGCCGCCACCAGATTATACGCCTCAGCGTAATGCAGCGAGGGACTCAACAATGCAGACGTATCAGCAGCAAGCTGATGCGTATAACGCTGCTGTTGCTGATTATAACCAAAAGATAACTAACGCCCAAAATACCCTTTCTAATATTGGGGAAGGTTTGCGTGGAGCTAGTATCAGTAACATCTGGGACGACCCAACAACTGCTGATGTAAATGAAAACTATCTTATGCAGACGAACGCACAAGGTCTGACTTATGACGATAGATTAAGAAACGCAGCCCATACACTGCGTAATTTGCAGGCTCCTGAAAAACCTATTTTTAATCCTACTGTTACACCAACTCAGGGTGGGGTTGTTACATTAAATAATCTACCCACACTGAACGCCCTAAACTCAACTGATATTTCTGGGTTACAAAATCAGGTTGGTGGATACCGAAGTCAAATAGACCAGCTTTATGCTGATAGACAGGCTGAGGAAGACAGGGTTAGGGGAATCTATGGTCAGTACCTTGTAGACACAGCAAACTTCGATAACGATATTGACAGCTTTGGTATTAGTGATCTGTCTGGTATTAATCAGATGCAGAGAGACCTTAACACTATGCAAGCAGGTCAGTATGGAAATAGAAGCGTACTACTAAACCAGCTTGATCTTGATGGTGATGGGGTATACGGAAACGAAGAGCAAGGCGTTCAGGCAGATTTCAATCGCTGGAAAAACAGACTTGGCGATCTCCTAAGAGAAAGAGGGGAAGAGGAAACACGTATTAATGATTTCTCTAATCAGCTTTATGCCGACATCGACGCAGCCATGGGGACAGCAGGTGGATTAGGCTACACCCAGACAGGTGAAATCGCGGCCCTAGAACAGCTTATTGCTCAGAAAGAAAGAGAAGCAAGACGATTTAGTTCTGAGTTAGGTTTTGACTTTAGTGGTCAAACAGCAGAGCTAGGTGTATTAAAGGATCGTCTGGCGGCTTTAAGAGCAGAAGGCGCAGCAGAACAAAGCAGAGTTTCTGACTTTATAAGTGGTCAGAATCAGCAGTATCAAAATCTTTTTGATACAGCTATGAATACAGGTATCTACAGCAAGGCTGGTATTGATGCTCTGGAAACACAGCTTGGTGCTCTTAACTACGGTAGAGATAACTTCTCTGGTTGGGGTTACAGCCCTGGCAGCGTAGGCGGTTACTACGGTGGTCTTATTAATCCACAAATTCAAAACCTCAGAGAAAGAAGGAGTTCTGCATTAGATCAAATCCAAGCAGGTATTCAGGGCGCAACATCAGGTCTTGACGCAATTCCTTTGTATGACGAAGACGCTATTCGAGGAATGTACGATCAGGTAGATGCGGCTGCGGCTGGTCTGAATCGTTTCTCTGGAGGTAGAGCAGACACCATGGGTAGTGAAATTGCTACTCAGCGACAAGCTATTGATAGCAAGTTGCAAGAGCTTATGACCTACAGAAATCAGCTTGAGGAAGATGCTCAGGCAATGATGGAGCAAATTGAAAGTGCTGATTACTACAGCCTAGAAGATTTAACTGATCCACAAGCTAGAGCGAAGCAAATGCAAAGTAACATTGATCTCTACAGAGCAAGACAAGCTATGGATGAGATTGAGTTAATTATGGAGCAGCTTGCTGGTCAGAAGCAGAGGTTGGAACTTGACGCGGCAAACGTGGCGGCAAGAACAGCAAATGCTCAGGGACAGTTAAATATGGTTGATGGTGTTCCTCAGTTCGGAAGCTCAATCATAATGCCTCAAGGAGCGCAGCAGTTCTATAACACCTTTGGAGATGACGAAGAGGAACAAGCATACACCGCGAGCAGATCACCATTTAGTAATTCGCTTAATGCAATAACTATCGGCGGTTAAGGAGGTATTGCATGGCTTTTGGTGCAATAGTTGGAGGCGCATTAGGTCTAGCGGGTTCCGTATACGGAGCTAACGAGGCAGGTAGGCAAGCACAGGCAGACCGTGAGTATGCTATGTGGGAGGCTGAACAGGCCCGTAATCAAGCCGCCGCTGAAATGGCAATGACCGAACAGGATCGTAGAGATCGTCTGGAGGAAAATGCCTATCAACGTGTAATGAACGCAATGAACCGCACTATCGCGGGTCAGGAGCGTCAGTACCAGCTTGATGAATTAGCAGACTATAAGCGTACTCTTCTAGCAGAACGTGCGGAGGATATTCGCAGGCAAGTCATGGAAGACAGAAATGCTGCAAGACAAAGAGCATTTCAAATCCAAGAGATGCTAAAAAACCAAGAGCTTACGGCAGACGAAAGAAGGTTTGCTATAGATCAACTCGAAAGAGCACAGTCTATTGCTGAGGGTGAGCGAGAAGAAGAGTTAATTAGGTTCTACGAAGATCGTGCTGAGAAGCAGATAGAAAGAGACTTCTATCTTCAACAGATGCAAATGGCTCGTGGCGACTTCCAAAGAGAACGTGAAGACGACTTCCAATTTAGACAAGACATCATGAACAGGATTGATCGTGTCGGTGGTGCTGTACAAGCAGCATACGACGAATTGGATTATGTCCCACGCATGAGAACAATTAACCAGGAAGATATAGACGTAGAAGCTGCAAGACGAGAAGCTGCCTATGTTGGCGATGTGGATCGTGCGGCTAAGGTTGTTGCATCAATAAACGAAGCAGACCTTATACGTGGTGGTATAGACGTAAGTACTACTGGTACAGCCAGAAGAGGCCAAGTTGCTGCTCGTCTTGCAGGAGAGTATTCCGATGCAAGAGAAAGAGCTTACAACGAGGCTGTTGATTATATAGCTGGCAAGACAGGTGCTATTAACGCAACTATATCTGGATTGATGGATCAGCAAGACCAACGTCTTGCACAAGTGGCTGGTGTAGCTAACCAAGGCATGCAGTATCTAAGTGCAATTCCTGGCGTATCTTCAGCAACAGGCGCATACCAACTGTTGTCTGGTACACCTACTGGCATACTAGATAGAGGAATTTCCTCAGCCAACAATTACAGATCACCAGTAAACATTAACACTGCTGTCTACGACAGGATTATGCCTGGTTCTGGTCTTGCAAGTTATATGAGACCAGGAACTACGGCAGACACCCAGGGCTTTAATATTAGGTCTGCTATTTACAACCCATATATGGCCCAGTTGGGTACAAATATGGTTGGCAATCCTATGGCCGCTTACACATCTAATGCTGCAAATGCTAATGCTCTTGCGAGAAGCACGGCGGAAGCAGCAGCAAATGCAGGTCGTGCTGTTGGTCAAAGTTTTAATAAGTTTTACAACGACAGCTTATCGGGAGTACTAGACGATTGGGCAGCAGGTAAAGCAGAAAAAGCCCCAGAGGGTAGCTTCTGGAAATGGTTTGGGGATTCATAGATGTTTGGCAATATAAATATGTCCCAATTCGGGACGGGTTGGAATCAAAGCCAAGAAAACATGGAGCGAAAGCGTGTTGAACTTGCTAAAGCCTTTGAGGAATTTAAGGCATCGAACCCCTATGCCACCGTCCAAGACTTTCAGTCATTTATTGATATGGCTTCGGGAGGAAGCAATTATGTTCGCGGAGGGGCTCCCTCTGCTGATGTACTCACGTCTCTCGCTGAAAGAAATAAGACGGAGTTTGACAAGAAACAAAGGATGGACAGAATAAACGAGCAATCAAAACTTGCTAGTCTTCGAGATCAGGTAACTCCATTATTCCAAAATGTTTTAATGTCTGGCAACAGAGAAGGTGTAGATCAGCGAATAGCCGATGCATATAAAGACAATAAAGAACTGGTTGATATGCTTGGTGGAAAAGATTTTCTCACTACATTTAATCAAACAGCTTATGACAGAGGTATGTTTGACATAACCTCTAAAGCATTGCCAACAATTAAAAACATGATAGCCATGAGTGGCGGGAAAGTTGATAAAGATGCTATTTCTCGTGCCACAGGCATAAGTCCAGATTTGCTTGACGGTGCTATTAAACAAGCACAAGCAGCAATACAAAAAGAAAACGACACCTACTTTTTTAATCAGCAAGCAGAGTTATCACGACAACTTGCAGAGCACATAAGTGATGGCGGTGATGCTCAAGAATGGCTTGATGGATTTAATAAAGAAGGAATTACTCAATTAACTGAGTCTCAACAATCAGCCTTATTAAGTAGAGCCGAGGGTATTGAGGAAAAAAGGATAAACGATCTAAAAGAAGATGCTCAGGTTGATTTTAATAAGGTAATAGCAGGATTTAGAACCGATCAAGAAATAGATAAAGCCATGTATCGGATGGATCGTGTTCAACTGCGAGAATTATTAAAGAATAATATCATGCAGAGTGTAGTTCCAAGACGATTAAATGCATTGTACCCAGACGGTATTACAGATGCAGACCTTGATCGAATAATTGATACTGAGATAGCTGCAAGATCAACAGAGCAGCAGGCCGCGAATGAACTCAAAGCATCGGAAACACGCACAGCAGCCGTCAGTTTTGTAGATGACGACATGGAAGCAAGATCAAACGCATTTACATCCAGCTTTACTGGTTCGAAGGTCGATCCAATTATCACTCAAGCTGCAAATGCCTTTGCTCAAAGGTACTACATGGATGGTGTTACCGAAACAATTCTTACGCAGGCTTTTGCTGATTATGCCGAGAAGAATGATGGCAAATTAAATATGCAAGACATGATTAACTTTGCTGAAGGTGAGTTGAGAACACAGCATCCGAACGTAATGAGCAAGCAAGATGCTAGAGCTATGAAGATTAACTCATATCAAGACACGCAAGGTATGTTTAAAGTTGAAACACTAGATCAATCTCTAGCAGGTGAGCAAGCCGCTATTCAGAGCTTTATTACCAGTGCCAACAGCGATCTCGATAACATAGCTAATAACCACGAAGAAACTTTCGCTAGTGCCAGAGATATGATGACTGCCATTAACGAATTGGAAGCTCAGGTAATTAACGTCGCTAATGCAAGTAGGACAGAGCTAAATGCAAGACAAATGAACCTGAACAAGTGGAAGTTGCCTGGAACTAATTCAGACTTTAGAGGCTGGGCATCAGAGTGGGAGAAGTTGTCTGAGCCTCTCGCTCCATTGCAGCAACAACTACAAGAGCTTAAAGCTATTGCACAAAATCGTCTTGACGCAGAAGCAGATGCAGAAGCCAAGAAGATGGCCTTCACAGGTAATAACAGAACCGCTATGAACAATATACTCGCTGGTGCTGAGATTGGCGAAGTCATAGAAATGAATGGACAGCTAATGCAAGTCGTTAGAGATAGGGGACAAGGAAGTAGAAACTCTGGCGGTAAGAAACTTGTACCTGTACCTGGGCCGACACGAAAGGAAACATTAGAGTATCTAGCTAATGGTCAGCTTGGCGACATAATCACGCATAACGGCATGGAATATGAGATCGTCCAAAACACTGGTAGAGCAGCGCGAAATCAACCTACAAAGCTAGTACGTCGGTAAGGACGACAGCACACCCATACATTAGGTAAATTATCTCCAGAAGCGGAAACTGGAGAACCGTACTAATGTCTGATAAATATGGATACAAGTCTGTACTGCCCTCGGCGCAATCATCATCGCCATTTGATACAGATTACCTTGATGATATTGATGGCAAAACTGCCCTTCAAGACCCTAGAGTTCTAAACGACCTAAGAAAGTATTATTACGAGCTAGGACACGACACCACCCAGATGTCTGACGAAGACTTGGTGGATGAGTTCTACTCAGATAAGACGTGGGGTCTGCTTAATACAATATCAGCAGGTAAACGTGCCTACGAGACTATGACCGCATCTCCTGAGCAACAGGAACGTATGCGTCGTCTTGATGGATTGTACGAAAAACTCCCTAGCTTCTGGCAAGAAGGTGGTCGAGGCGCAATGTCTGCTATCGCAGACGGAACACTCGCTGTTATTGCCGACCCAATTAACTTAATCCCTGGTGGTAAAGCTCTGCAAGCTGGTGCTAACGCAGCAAGAATAGGCGGTAAGTCTATTGGTCTTGGAAGAGCAGGTTGGGAAGGAGCTAAGACAGGTGCTAAATACGAAGCTGGTATAGGTGCTGCACAGAATACTTTAATGGGTGTGGCTGACCAGACAAGAGACATTAATCTTGGATACCGTGATGAATATTCTCAACTTGGATTACTGGGCGATGCCACTGTTGGCGGTGTTGTGGGTGGTGCTGTTGGTGCTGGCATTGGTGCTGGCGCAGGTATGTACGGTAGGCGTACAGGTCTTCAGCAACGTATGGGCGCACGTTACCTCGGCAAGACGGAAGACGAAATAGCAGAAATGACCTTCCGCGAAGCGGAAGAAATGAAAAAGAAAGCTGGATTTGACCCAGAAACAGGTACGTTCAGGGGAGAAAAAGGATCAGAAAAGACTCCAGAAGAGGTAGATGAAGCACCTTTGTCTGCTGAGGAGACACTTAGCCCAGACGAATTAAAAATTATCGAGAATGAAGCTGCCCTGGATGCAGAGATCAGGGCTCTCGAAGAGGCTGAGACAAGCGCAAGAGTTGACGAGCTTGATGATGAAGTAATTCTTGATCTGCAAGATCGTATTACCAAGCTAAACGAAATCAAAAACTTTGGTCGTCGTCTTCAGACAGAAAAAGAAGAGATCGACGAGTTAATATCTAACGTCGGAGCAGATAACGCAGAGGCTATAAAGCGTAGAGACGCTTTCACAAAAGCCGCATCAGACTACAGATATGCAATAGCTAACATTGACGACAGTGAAAAACTCACTGCGGCTGTTGATCGTATTATTGAGGGTCTTAAAAGACCAGATGTAGACGCGGAAGCACCAGAAGCTCCCACAGCACCAGAGGCTACTGGCGGTGAACCACCAGCAGGAGCCGCTGCCGCCCCAGAACCTACAGTAAAGACCGAAACTCCAACGCTAGAAGAACCAGTTGCAGGGGGAGATACTACGCCTGTTACACCGTCTGATGCTCCCCCTGTGCCAGAGGTTCAGACAGAAGTAGCTATTCCTTATAGAAACAAAAATCAGGAAACACAGATCAAGACAATTCTCAGTGACAACGGTCTTACTGAGTCTGACCTTGATGCAATACTTAGGAATCCAGATAACGACGTTGTTATTACTAGCAAGGACGGCAAGCTCACACAGAAAAACATTCAGCAGCTAAAGGATAATATAGCTTTAAAGCAGGCTGACAGTGATGCTCCTCCCCAGCTAGACACAACACCACCTGAAGCACCAAAGTTAAAGTCGGAGCTTCGTGGTCTTGCAATAGCCAATGGCGTTGATCCCAAGACATTAACACCCAGTGGACGTGCTAAGTCCATAAGTAAGGCTCGTGTCCAAAAAGCTATAGACGAGGCCGAGGGTGAGTCGGAATATACTTCCCAGGTTAAAACTGAACTAGACGAAATCCTAGATTTAATAGGCCCAGACGAAACAGACCCAACGGTTGTTCAAAGGGCAATCAGGTCTATGGCAAGTGCATCTGGCTACAAAAGTGATGCCGATGATTTAATTGCTTTGTATGACCATGGCTACTCAAGTGTTGTTCGTAACGAGAGTATTGTTAAACCTCTCACCAAGACAGAACAGAAGAAAATAAAAACCTTAGCCCGTGCTATGAAGAAGCGTCCAGAGTTCGCAGAAACTCCCATGGACGTTATGGAAACACTAGCAAGACAAGAGATCATTGCACAAAGGTCGATAGACAAGACACCTGTGCGTGGCACAGGTGAGGCTATTGCAGACGCATCAAAGTTTACGACTGCTGGAAGATCGGCGTCTACTGGAAAAATCCAAGGGTTCCTCAAGCGAGGCACTAGGATTAAGAAAGGCTCAGACTACACACTAACTGATGGTGTGAAAGTAGGACGAGCACAGTTTGGTTTTGAAGCTGCACTTATCAAGGCGCGATCTGGCGGTGTTGATATTGTTGAATACATAACACTTGGCCCAGAAAAGATTATGACCAGAAATGGTTATGTTGATGTGCCAAAAGGAACCGTTGCGTTTGCCGATGGCGTGTCTGGCAGGCCGTTTGACAGCATGGAGTTTGCTCTTGAGTTCAGGAATGGTGGCAAGCCTAAGAGGGCTGTGGCCGCTCAAGCTGCTGAAGTTCCAGTAAGTAGAGGTGCAGAAGAGGCAGAAGGTCTTACTAACCCTGACGCCATTAATCTAGCCGACTTACTAGAGAAATTTGGCGATGATCCTGAGACTCTTGTAAGAGTTTTAAAAGAAAGAGCTAGAACAGACAATACTCCAGCCAAGCCTAAACAGGAGATGCTTCCTGTTCAGCGTGGTAATAAGTATTTAATCATTCGAAACAAAGAAAACCCTACAGATGTAAGGCTTATTGGGCGTTCGCAGATTGCTGCTGGTGCAGATATGTCTGCTCTTCTTGGTAAGAATGGCGATCCAGCTAAGTGGGAAGCTAGGTATCTCCCTGAAGAAAACTACACCCAGAGAAAAACCAAACTACAACAGCTATTCGATCAGCTTCCTGAAGAACCTGAAGGTACAGTAGCGGGAACTCGTCTTGAGGTTGGAAATCAATCTGGCCGAGGAGATCCAATAGCCTTCGAAGATATGGCTGATGTCAGGATAGACGCAGACAAACTACAAGACGAAAGAATTGTAGAGGCGTTTGGTTATGTTAGGCGACCGATTACAAAAAATACATCGTTAATGGATGTGTATAAAGTTGCTCGCCAGCTAGACATGAGCACAAACTGGTTTAGAAACGGCGAGTATGCAGACGCACACATCAAAAGGCTAGAGGCTATCTATTCCTACATTGATGAGGTGGCCCCAAACGGATTTATCAATAACCAGACAACTAGGGCTCAATCTGTTGCAGATGTTAGGGATGTATTCTCTAAGTATTCTAAAGAAGAGATTGAGAACGCTGTTGATTTTATTGAGAGGTTGGGTGGCGATCAAACCATTGGCCCGAAATTCAGAGAAAGTATTAGTGGTAACTACCAAGAAACTAATTTCAAAAAAGATGGTGGTATATCTCAGCAAATTAAACTTGATGGACGCTCTGGATCATTTACTGACAGGACAACTACTCTTTATCATGAGGTAGCTCACTGGGCTTACGAACACATTCTTACTCCTAGAGATAAGTTAGAGTTCTGGCGCAGTATGAACAAATACTACGATCCTAAAACTGGAGCGTTAGATTTTGAAAGGCTGAAAACTGGTGTCTCTATATACGGTAGAGGCGGCGATAGGATGCCTGGAATTGCAGACGAAATAGTTGAAGTAGAAGGTGCTGCACGTGGTGATGGTTCTCTAATTGTTAATTCATTAGACAGCCCACAAGAGTTCTTCGCTCAACAGTTTGAGGTATGGGCTACTCGACAAAGAAACATTGGTAACGATAGTTTCTGGTTAAAGATTACCAAGTACGTCAAAGGCATTATCAACAGGTATGCCCGTGATGTTGAGATTGATCCAGACCTAGAACATCTCTTTGCCAAGATATTGCCAGACGACCAGCGAGCTAAGTTTAAGCTAGGTGATGCTACTGATGCTAAGTCAAAACGTGGCCCACATATTATACGTCGGGCAGACGAGCTTAAATATATAAGACGAGAACTCGAAGACGCAATAGATCGAGACAGTGCAAGCGGAATTGTAAATGCAACCCGTGAACTCCTTGGTTATATGCTTTCTGTTGCGCCTCGATATTCAAAAGGTAAGCGAGCAGACCTAGCCAAGAAAAAACTCAAGGCATCTTCAACTTTCAGTCCGTTTAACGGCATGAAAGGAAAGATACACAACCGCATCGACGAGTTATCTGGGATATTAGCTATCAACAGAAACTCCTTAGATGGCCTATCACCAGAGTCAGAAGGCATTGGTTCGTCTTACTGGGATGATGGTTTGTCTGAGGGTCTCGATGAGCAAGCTGCTGCCGACAAAATCATGGAGATATTTGCTCGTGGTGGTCTTGGAGACGAGGCTATTCCTCTCAACAATACGCTGGATGAAATGTACCAGGCACTTGAGACTGCTTTTCAGGTTGCTGAAGGCGGGGCTATGCGGGGTTCTAAGCCAAATGTCACTGGCACTAACCCTAAAAGACCTACAAGAAGTAAGGCGGCTAAGAAAGCCAAGACGAGAAAAGCTAGAGAAGAAGCCGCGCTTGATGGTGATGCAGCACAAACAGCAAGAACTACGCCAAACAAGCGTAAGCGTGTAACTCGTGATGACAATAAAGGTCTCGATCCAGACAGTGTAGGAAGCATACAAGACTTACCAATTACAGAATTGCGTAAGTTGTATGTTAAACACAGAGGCACTGATATGGGCGATCAGATCGCCATCCAGTTGCTACGCAAAGAAAAGTCAAAACCCCTCAAGTCAAGACTTGTTCCTGTTCCTAAATCTATAGGTCAAGCAGGTAAAGCAGACTTAGAGAATGGTTATCTTGATGCCTTAGAAAGTGGAAACCCAGAGTTAATAACTCAGTATATATCTGAGCTTAACAGGAGAGCACTCAACAAAGGCAAAAAGAGAGGCGATCCTACAAAGGTTCAGCCTAAATACCTGTCTTCCAAAGTAATCGAGCAAGAAGTCAGAGACATGGTTGGTCTTGCATCTAGCGATGGAATACCTCCCTCTGCTCGTGCTGGAATACGTGACCTGTTGAGTTTCATTACTCATCGTGATCCAGAGGTACAAAACACCTCTCGTGTGATGACGTACAGGATGCTCAACCTACTCAACAAGACGACACGAGACTCTCTTGGCGAGACGAATATATTATCTGCCGATGATTTAGCCAGGGTAGCTAATGTCCAGCCTAGTGAAGTTGGCACGTCTGTCTTTGTTGATGTCAGAGGCCCAGAGTTTAAGAAGTACCGATCAGATATACGTCGTATGTCTATTGGTCTTACAAAAGGTAAGTCCTCTCCTTTCGATCTCATGCATGAGATAGGTCACATGGTTGTTAGGTCTGGTGTCTTGGAGCCAGGTGAGCGTGACGCAATCGTTGAGGCTTACACACGAGCTAACAACAAGACGAAAGACCGTATCGAGAAGTTATATGCAGGGAAATATGCAGACCGTACAGACGAAGCAAGAGAAGACCTGTTAGCACAGGAGTGGTTCTCTGAGTCTTTGGCTGAGTACATGGCAGAACGTGTAGCAAAAGGCGACATATTAAAAGCCTCTACCACGGGAGATGTTTCATCTCTCAGGATGATGAACACATTCGAGCGAACGCTGGACAAGATGCTTGAGTATGTTGCTTACATGGTCAATGGACTGATCGGAAGGAATGATATTAAGCAGCAATTCAGGCGTCTTGTTCTCTTCGGAGATATGTTTGAGAAGCCAAGACCAAACGCCTTAGCTGATGTCGTGCGATCTGGCCCAGCAATACACCCAGACCTTGCCGCTGATGCTGTAAATGACTACATAATGGCGTCTCCTCGTGCCAAACGAGAGAAGATGCTTGAGTTTGTAGAGAATGGACTGAGCAGAAGTGGGGACGAAGTTGTTCCGTTCTATCACGGCACACCAAACGGGTATGCATTTAACAGAGCAGACAACCCTAATGTCGTCATGAGACCCAGTGCTAGAGGTTTCTATGGGCCAGCAACATACTTAACAGACAGCCCAGGAGCCGCATCTCAGACGTATGCCAAGAAGCCAACACCTGAGTCCATAAGGAATCAGATCATGGACTTGGATGTGGCAGACGATGTGAAAGAAGAGCTTCTTTACGATGCTTATGAGTTGCATGATGTTAGGAAACAAATATCAGCAAAACGTCGTGACTATTACATCGCTAATGCTGGTGAAGAGGCCGACACTGTAAACACACTGAAGGATGAGCTTGATGAACTTGTTGACATGGAACAGTCACTTCTTGACAACTTGTCAACACAGGGTGTCAAAACCGATCCCCTTGTAGTTCCTGTGCTTGTGAGGGTTCGCAACCCAATTAACTTTAGACATAACGCTAGTTATGAGTCTATAAATGATCCTGCTCTGAGAAGTATCGTTGACTACTTCAATATGACAGACACACTCAACCTCAAGGCAATGCAGAGATTTGCGGCAGCTTTTGAAGCTGGCCCAGTGACAGGTAGAGACACCTACCTTGGTCTTGTTCGCATGCTCCAAGATTCTGGTCGTGGCAAGTTAGCCGCTCAAGCAGAATTAAATGAAGCGTTAGATGATCTTGGCTATGACGGGATGCTAACGACTCACTACAACACCTTGGACTCAGTTGGTGCTGACTCAAGGATGTTAAACGGTGAGACTTATGAGGGTGAGCAGATGCCTCATATGGGTTTACTTGTCTTTGATAGCCAAAACATCAAGCACGTAGACGCAAACGAGTTCGACTCGTCTGATCCTCGTCTCTATCATCGTCTTGAAGAAGGCTCGATGAAGTCAGGTACGCTTGGTGCTGTTGTTAGATCAATGGCAGACGAGCAAATAGACAGCGTTGCCGATCTCAATATGGGTGCTGTTGGTGAGGTGCTTGAAGAATCTCAGGTAGAAAGATCACTAACATCAGCCATCATGTCTATGGGTCGAAGACGACCTGCTACTGATGCTGAAGTTAAAGCACTTCGCAAGCATGGCCCTCTTGGATGGTTCTCAGAAACATCGAAACGCCTGAAGGATATGGGCGCACACTGGTATGGAGATTGGTTTAAGAACCACTTCCCAGACGTACACCAGACGTTTGCCAAGAAATACTTCCCACTGTACGACGCAATGAAGTCATTACCAGACGCACAGGGTTGGGTTGGTAGCTGGGTTCAACGTGGGCCAGTAGCTCTTGGACGTGCTGTAACTGGAAAGTCTCCTAATCAACCTAAGAGCTATACACGAATTGTGTCTGCTTTAAGGCGAGGAGATAAATCAAGACAATACGCGGCTCTCAGTGACAAAGAGAAAGCAGTGTACTCCAAGATAAGAAATGCTCTTGATGCTGAATGGTCTGAGATGTCTGCACAAGGCATCATGGTTGGACGTAGAGCAAACTACTTGCCACAAGTCTGGAATAGAGACGCCATCAACTCAAACAGAGATGAGTTTCTAAACGCCATGGCTAACTTCTATATCAGAGAGGGAGATCGAAACGGTATCCCTGCTAGAACTAAAGAAGAAGCAAGCAAGTTCGCTGACTCCATGTATTACAAACTGGCCGCAGACGATGCTGATGGTGTGTTTATCCCAGAAGCAGGAGGTTCACGTAATGCAACGTCAGATCATATTGATTTTACTCGTATGCTTGATCTTGAAAACGACCCTTATAGTCTTAATGAGCTAGAGAAATTCTTAGAGGGAGACCTCCAGAACCTCCTTGTTAAATACTTCGAGGGTACATCAAGACGACTTATCCAGACGAAACACTTTGGTAATAACGTACATGGTTTCCACGATTACATTAAAGCTGCGAGCCAGGGAACACGTGGTATTGCTGATCTCTTGTCATCAAACAAGATATTCAGGAAAGACTTCGACACCCTGAACAGTGCAGGAGAAGTAGAAACTGTTGAGGTTATTGATACAGTCGCTATGCCTTTCTCTGGAGCAAGAGATAACTCAGCTAATGAGTTCTCAGAAAACCTACTTAATGTATTCAAGTCCAGTGGTGAGGCTGCTGCAAGACAACTTCTTAAAGATATAGCTCCAACAGGTGCGGGCGGAAGAGTTCCGCAAGCATATGAAAGACGAGTAGATGCAATCGTCGCCGCCCTTAAAGATTACAAGGGTGAGTCAGTAGATTGGGATCAAAGCCAGTACTACATGATGATGAACTCTATGCGTCTGGCACTCAAGAAGCCTATGAATGGTGTCGGTGGTAAGCGAGTAAACGAAATCACCAAAGCTATCAAAGGATTTAACAGTGTAACTCTACTTGGTTGGACAACTCTAACATCTCTTGGCGACCCTGCCCTTACCCTAATCCGATCTGGCTCTTTCCAAGATTGGTACAAAGGTATGAAGACAGCCGCCCTTGATGAAGATTACAGAAAGATGATCCATGACGTAGGTGTTGCGATTGAAAACATCGTACATGAGCGTCAGATTTATATGTATGGAGCATCTAACTCCAAGCTAACTAACGCATTTTTTAACGCGACTATGCTGACGCCATGGACAGACATGAATAGGCAAGCCGCTGGTGCAGTTGGTTATGAGTCTTTCAAGACAATGCAACGCAAGGCTAACAACTTCTACCGAAGGGGTGTGCCTATTGCGGAGCAAAGCCGAGACTACAAGAAGGCACATAGATATTTAATGTCTTATGGTCTTGGTGAGTTCTTACCTACTGGTGATCGACACAAAGAAAGACTGTCAAACATGAAACTGCTGAGTGAAGACGATGCAGTTCGTCGTGCGGTCATTCAGTTCGCTGACCAATCTATCTTCCAGCCGAATCCAAATGACATACCTATGTGGGCTCAGACACCTATAGCCTCCCTGGTATTCCAGTTGAAGAGCTTCCCACTGATGATGACTCGTCTTGGAAAGTACACGCTGGACGAAATGTTTGGTGATATGGAGACAGGAAAGCTAACAGTTAATCCAAAACGCATGAACAGAAATGCTTGGCCATTATTGTATATGGCATCAGCAGGCCCACTGTTCGGCGGTATGGCTCTCACAGCGAAAGACTTCTCTCAAATGAGAGGTGGCGACACTGGTGAAGAGATGGATATTCGTAACCGTAATATTCTCAAGACCCTTGGGTATAACGAGAAAATACACGGCAACGAAAATGATTTCGCTGGATGGTATGTAGAAGGGATGATGCAAATGGGTGGCCTCGGATTATTCGGGGATGTCTTGCACTCTGTAGCAACACAAGCAGACAACGGAGCTTACGGCGAGCAACGCATAACAAGCGCATTGCTTGGCCCATCATACGGCCTCTTGTCTGGCGGGGTTAGAACCTTCGCTGGTGCTAAGGATTGGGCATTGGATTCTACGCCTAGCAACGCGAAAGAAAGACAAGCTGCTAGAGAAGTTCTCGGCAGAGTTCCTGTATTTGGTGGCATCAGGTCACTCAAAGAGGCTGCGGTGGATTTCGTCGCAGGTGAATCAAGTAAAGAAAAGAAGGAGTGGTGGGAATAATGGCAAAAGCAAAGTCAAAACGAGCAAGCAAGAAGTCTATGCCTTGTAATAAACCTCGTCGTCAGACGAGTGGGGGTAAGAAGTTTGTGGTCAAAGCCTGCCAGGGCGGTAAGGAAAAGATCATCCGTTTTGGTGACGCGAACATGTCCATCAAGAAGAGTCAGCCAGCCCGTAAAAAATCTTATTGCGCTAGGTCTGGCGGTATCAAAGGTAAGAACAACAAACTATCAGCTAATTACTGGTCACGTAGAGCATGGGGGTGCTGAATGAGCTTAGTACGAAACATTAACAAACGTCGCAAGGCGGGAACTTCACGGAGTAAAAAGAACTCCACAATTTCACCAAAGGCATACTCGGATATGAAGAAGGGTTGGCCTAAAAAGAAAGGAAAAAAATAATGGCTATAACAAGTCTTGTTAGTTCATTAGTTGGGCCTGTAAGTGGCATCTTGGATAAGTTTATCGAAGACAAAGATCAAAGAGCACAGCTTGCCCATGAGATAGCAACGATGACAGACCGTCATCATCAAGAACTTATGCTCGCACAGTTAGAGATTAATAAAGCCGAGGCAGCGGGCAACTGGTTTCAGTCGTCTTGGAGGCCCGCAACCGCTTGGGTTTGTGTGCTGGGTTTCACTGTGAATTTTTTGGTCTCTCCTCTTGCTGCACCGTTTGGCTTCATCGTTCCTCAAGCAGACATGTCAATCATGATGCCTGTCTTGATGGGGATGCTTGGATTGGCGGGCGCAAGAACATTTGAAAAAGTAAAAGGTGTTAATAAAGGATAGGTACATGGCTTTTAAGTTGTCTAAGAAGTCGAAAAATAAACTCGAAGGAGTTGATAACGACCTCATAAAGTTAGCTGAGTTCGCAATATCAGTGAGCACGGTTGATTTTGGAATATCAGAAGGGCTTCGAACCATTGAAAGACAAAAGGAGCTAGTAGAGCAAAAGCGATCTCAGACGATGAAGAGCTTACATCTTGAAGGTAAAGCCCTGGATGTTTTTGCTTTCATAAATGGTGAGGTTTGCTGGGAGCTTACTGTGTACGACGAGATAGCTGATGCTTTTGCAATGGCTAGTCGTGCCAAAGACATACCTTGTATGTGGGGTGCGGCATGGACAGTACCAGACATAGGTCAATGGGAAGGAACCATGGAACAAGCCATGCACTCTTACATTGATCTACGAAGATCGCAATCAAGGAGGCCATTCTTGGATGGCCCACACTTCCAGCTTGCGTAATGATGGACAGCGTGACCCTTTCGGACATATTGAATGTCCTTGTGCCTGTTATCGGAGGGTTATCGGTAATTATTTATTCGCTGATAAAGTTACACGTCGATGTTGGACATATAAAAAAACAAATAACAACTTTGTTTGACCTGCATAACAACAAAAAAGAAAAAGATTAACAACAATGGAAGACAAAAATAACAACAAAGAAGTCAAATGTGAGCGATGCGGCTCCAGAAAAGAACCCAACTATTGTCACGGACATACACAATGTGCGGATTGCAAGTGTGTAATTGATGACTGCTGTCAGGGTGAGTGTGTAACTGATTAGGAGAGTGAAATGTTTATCCCTGTGATTTTAATCTGCATGACGGTTCATGTTTCGTCTTGCACATTGATAGCTAAACCAGGGGACTATCACGATACCTTAGAGGCTTGCCAAGAAGAAGCCGCATTAGTTGCTAATAATATGCAGAACTCAGAAAAATATAGAATAGCCGCAGCTATTCCTTACTGCGTTCATGCGAAAAACGCGAGGACATCTATAAAATGGTAAATATATTAAAAATAATGTGTGTCGTCTTGCTTGCTGGCTGTGTCTCTGCACCGCATGCTCCGCCAGAACAGCAAATAGAAATCAGCTTTGACGTTGATTGGGATTGTATTAATCAGTTCGACGAGCCACTGCCTTTCTTACATCCAGAGTGTTAAAAGAATAAATCTGGGCTAGGAAGTATATCTTTGGCAGACATATATGATTTTAGTCTGCGGTAGGATTTAGCTGTTTTCTTTTCGTTAAATACAGTCGGGTCTCGACGATACCTTCTCTCTCTTAAAACCCAATCAGTCTTGAGAGCGTGGTATAAAACGTAATCCTCATCACTCAGTAGGTGGATCGTCTTCACTCATTTCTCCTCCGAGAGCCGCATATGATGCAAGGTCTACCCAAGAGTCTTCATGATCTATCGTATTACAAAGCCTAGAGATTTTTACCCAAGCCATCATTAAGGCAACATGACTAGGTTCTAGTCTATCTCCGTGTTCCCAAGCAGAATTAATAATAACATTCCACCCATCAGCAATTCTCTGATGATTGACTCTTGTATCTCCATAGTCTTTTGCTCTCTGTCCGTTAATTAATTCAGCACTTAACTTTAAAATATCATCACGTTGCATTGCAGAACTCCATTTCTACAGCCTTTATCTCTGCTAGTTTTAATCTGGCAGTGTGATTTAATTCGGCTATCGTTTCTCTTATTCTTTTCCTTTTATCCCTAGCCTTCGTCACCTGATCTTTAAATTCTTTAGTTGTCTTATCGACCAGATGATTGGGAGTGTCCTCTAGGGTTTGTATCCTCTCAGAGATAGATATTATTTCATTCTGAAACTGCTCTATCTCCAAGACAATCTCTGAATACTGTTTATTCAGCATAGAAAAATCATTTAGTTTTGCCTGTTTATCCATGTCTACCTCTTCTCCATTGGTTTGTAGACAAGGTAATCATCGCAGACTTCATCAGCCCTGCTGTCATGTTTAATACACCACCACCCACCATTCTGGTCTGGTCTGGCTTGTTCACAAAAATTACATTGAGGTTCAACCTGTTTGCCCTGCCAACATATACTGTTTTTAAAACAACCTTTGCATCGCCAATCAGTTCCATCTGTACTGATTTTACCTGCCCTGTTGTTTATTGCTCTCTCAATTCTTTCTTTTAAATATGCCCACTCAAACTCATCATAGTCCACAATCTGTGCGTGATAGTCACAGTTGTTTTTATTCATGGCTATAAACAAAGTTTGTTGCAGACCAGACATACCCATCATCATGGTGCATTGTGCATAGTATTGTGGGTGTGAAATCTTTACGCCGCTTTTCTGAAACTTTTTAAACGACGCATCGTTCATGGATTTAATTTCCAAGATCATTGGGTCGTCTTGCTCTAACTCTATGAGCCCATCTGTGTGGCAAACGACGTGGCCACCTAGCTCCTCGTATGTGTGCTGTCTTCCTGTAAGACCATCAACTTCCCATACCTGTACGCCAGCTTTCTTTTTTAAGTCCTTAACAATCTCGTCTTCGAGAATGTGACCTAAGTTAAAAATTCTTTTGAGTCTGGGGTTTGGCTCGTCATTAGGGAAACCCCTCAAGTTGTAAGCAAGTAGAGCATCACAAGGATTCCCAACGATAGAAGCACCGATATACTGGCGAGCTTTTTCTCTTCTTTCCGCATCGTATCCACCGTCTATTTTATTTATTAAGTCGAGTGCTTTTTCTTGGCTCACATCATTATCCATAAAAAAAGGGGGAGTTCCCTCCCCCTTTATAGATTTAGAAAGGAATGTCGTCGTCCAATGTGGTAGATTCCTCACCACCACCATTGGCAAGAGGGTTAAAATACTTCACCTCTTTCATGTCTTTGATTGTCTCACCGTCTCTATTAGTCCACGGCTTCGCCAATCCCACGACGATTTCACATTTAAGACCTTGCATCGACTCAACGTCACCAGGCTGGTCAGGATTTTTATGTCCCGCTGCAACCAAAAACGATTTCAGTTGTCGTCTTGCAATCTCTTGTGCCTGAGCACTGGTGTGAGCAATGTTCAAGTTGGCTCGAATCTGCCCTGCCCCACCATCATCAACAAAAAGAAGAACCAACTTCTTATTATTACTGTCTCCGACTGTCTCTATTTTCGCCTCTTTGCAGGTAGCTGTATATTTACCTACATCCAAGACAGGAGTCCTTGGTGTCATCTCACCGAGTTCAACACTCGATAAGTCCAAGTCCCCGAATCCACTCCAATTACTCATCTTTCTCTCCTTTCTGAGTAGAACCTTTAGCCATCTTCGCTAAAAGATCGGTTACGTTATCGCACTCCTCAAAAGGTTTGAGGACATTACGAGGGTCTCTAGCCTTACCGTGCCAACCAGACACTTCGTCAGTTACAATGTATCGACGCACTTTAGGATGTCCTCCATCGGTCTTCTCCGTTGTTCGGACACCGCACATAACGTGATCGAAAATTGCAGGAACATGCTTGGCTACAGCATTTCCTTTCACCAATGGCCAGTATTGAGTTACGTCGTTTGCATCTTTCTCTTCTTTAGCAAGACAAGAAACATAGACATGTACTGGCAAATCTCTGAACCATTTGAGAGCCCCTAAGAGGTGGCGAGAATAATCTCCCCAAAGAGCCCAAGAGTTGTTTCCACCCTCTTGCTCGTTCTCAAGTTGCTCAAGTAGACGCTCAGAAAGTTCTGTTAGGGAGTCGAGTGCGATCCACTTATAACCCATAGCTTGAAACTCATCGCTCATCATCATCTTAACGATGCCTCTAAAACTATAGAGTCCTTTGTCTGGATCGTGCTTTCCATCCCATGAAGAGAAAGGAAGGTAGTCAATACCTACATCTTCTACTGACTTTAACCCTGCCTCTCCACTGAGGATCAGACCTTTACCGTATCTCTTCTGGTAATGTCTGCATTGGTAGGTTTTGCCCCATCCATGGTGGGCATATAGCAATACTTTTGTTGGCCCTGATTGCTGAAGGTCTGCTGTTGACATGACTTTAAACATTTTTCACCACCTTTACTTTCGGTGAGTTGAGGTGACGGGTCAGAAAAGATTTTATCTTTGCTTGCTCGTCTGCTGGCAGGCGTTTGAACTTCCTCTTATCCACAGATAAGGCTCTGTTCACATAGTCAGGGAGTTCAGTTTGGCCGAAATACTTCTCAAGCTCTTCCTTGTCCCATGCCCACCTCTCGCTTCTAGTAACGGTGACGCCATATCCCTTGGTGTGCTTGTATAGTTCACCCTCTTCCTCTGGGAAGTAGTGCGCTATCTCACCCTCGATCATGGCTAGTTCTTCGTCGATCTCAGCTTTGGTCTGGTTGAGTTCATGGCATCGTTCAGCGAGATCATCTAACCTATCGTTTCGCCTTAGTTCTGCCTCAGTGAGTTTAGTTTGGGAGTCAGAGGTAGATGTACTCTTTACCTCATCATCCACCGCCTTTAAGATCGGCGGCCCTTGTGTCGGGTCATAACCCGACCACGCGGTGTCGTCGGTTTTTGTTTTCATCGTTTCTCCTTTATCTCAGGCCACCAACAATGTCTGGCCTTTCTCATAAGGTGTCTTTACAACACCATGCAGTGTATGATACACAATACAATACTAATGGCAAGTGAAAAAGGAGACACCCGTGGAATGTAGGCTGAATATAAGTCGTTTAGTACAAGACGTTGGAGGTGCAACCAAGGCAGCGACGACCGCAGGCGTTGTAAGAACTGCTCCATACGGATGGATTAAACGCAACTATATCGGCAGTCCTGTTCTCGAAAAGTTACTCTCCGCTAACCCTGACATTAAAATTGATGATTACTTTGAACTAACGGAGACAACGAGTGAGCGAGACAACGAAGGATCAGGCTCTTGAGTATTTGGATCGTGGATGGTCAATCATCCCTATACGACCGAGTACAAAAAGACCCGCGATAAAGTGGCAAGAATTTCAAACAAGACAACCTACTGAGGAAGAGGTTGAAAGATGGTGGACACAGTGGCCCGACTATGGGATCGCACTGGTAACAGGTGAACTCAGTGGAGTTGTAGTCGTAGACTGCGACAATGATGAGTCAATCAAGGCCGCAGAAGATGCGGAAATGTTTACCCCCGTAAAGGTCAAGACGAAGCGAGGATTACATCTCTACTTCGAGCATCCCAGGGACGGCAAAAGACGAGGCCCAAGGGCAGGTGTAAACAGTCGAGGAACAGATTGGCCTCAGATAAACGGACTAGATTTCAGAGGCGACGGTAGCTACGCACTCTTACCCCCATCAAAAAACTACAAATGGCTTGCACCAGAAATAGATTACTCAGACATGTCTCCATGGAGAGATTGGGTTCCATCAATCCAAAGAGACGAAGGTGATTTTCATTTTAGCAATCTCGATCTCACTGGTGTTATACCAATAAGTGAAGACGATCTACTTGGAGAGTGGGATCGCACAGCTAAATATGTGAGGGATAGCTTTCCAAATACATTAAAGATACCTACTGGTATGGGTAATGGCCGTAATGAAAGGGTCATGAAATACATAGCGGAAGGTATTAAAGAAGGGTACTTCGGAGCAGAGCTTCGTGTAAGAGCTATGGCTTTTATGCGTGAGTTCTTTGAGCAGGCGTTGGACGAGAGAGAGTTCGAAGCCACATGCGAAAGTATCGAGCAGGCCGAAAGACGAAACCATCCAGAGAACTTTGCTCCTGATGGTAAGTTTCTTTTGGCTCCACAAAACCCCGAGACGTTAGAGGAAACACGTAAGCGAAAGCTAATCCACATGTCTGACGCAGAGCAGTTGCTCAAAGAGGCAGATGCAAAGACATATCTAATTGAACCTTGGTTGCCATCGAACACGATAGTCCAAGTATTCGGGTACAGCGGTCATGGCAAATCTCTCTTTGTTCAACACGCCATGGCCGCACTTTCGTCTGGGAAAAAATACTTTGGCCCCTTCGAAATCGGTCGCGCAGCGAGCGTTTTGTATTTTGATTTCGAGATGGGAATGGCTACGATTGCTCGTCGTCTTATAGACCTAAGAGATATTCATGGTGACAGCCAAGATAGGTTGAACATATGGACTCCCTTTGTTGATGATAAAGAAATAGATATGAACACCCGCGAAGGCATTGTGGAATTAGAGGGCTGGATTAAATACGCAAGACCAGATGTGGTTGTAATCGACACGATACGATCAGCTTATCCTGGCCTGGGAGAAAACTCAGCAGACGAATGGGCTCGCGTCAATAAATTGGCGGTTCGTCTGAGGAACTCTGGGATGTCTGTAATCATGATCCATCACAGCAATAAACCTAGTGAGAATGGGATTGGTAGGGAAGCAGGAAGTACTAACCAGCTTACTGTTCTGGAGACTCAGATAAGAGTTGCTCAGGTATTCCGAGACGAAGAGACAGCTAAACAGAACGCTGCATTATATGATGGGAACTATGAAACCCCCGTATATCCTATGCTTGAGGCAAAGATACCCGATGGGTTCCAGTTGTATATGGTTATGGAGATTAGGTACGGAAAGGTAAGAGAGTGGACGGAGATGCACGACAGAGTTCAGTGGGTTGGGTTCGCCTCTCATAATACGACAGACGAGAAGATGGTTGTGTCTAGTATGTCTACAAAACAACGTGCCAAAAATTTGGCACTTGATGGTGTAGACCCATTAGATATAGCTAACCGTCTAAATCGTCCGTTGCGTCAGGTAAGGGAATGGTTAGGTCTTTATGTGGAGTGATTGAAACAACCTTCACATCAGGGCCGAATACTCTCCTACATTCATCTACGAAGGCGGCGATTTCTGGGTACTTCGCACGATTTGCGGCCCGTTCCTCTGCTTTTGTCTTGCTTGTAGTCGCTGGTACGAGATTAGGTTTTTGTACTCTGGACTGTTGTCGTTCGACACTATGTGAGACCTGACTAGGGGATTGGTCAGAGCTAACTTCACTATCTCGTCCAGAGTATTTTTGTCGCTTCCATTCTTCATAAAGTTTCTCTTGTCGCTTCTGTTTTTCTGTCTTGGCCATGTCTACTAAGCGATACACTCCTTTAACGTAACGTTCGTTACGAGTCCTTTGTCCAAGCCGACCCACCTACGGTGGGATCGGCTCGTCCTTAGTCAAGAACTCACGGAGTGTATCGTCTGAACGTGTAAAGATCAACCCTAAAGTTGTGTATTTAACACCTAAAGTATTGCCAAATCACTTTGTATAACCTACATTACCAAATTAACTACAAAAGGAGGTACGATCTAATGCCACGTAATGTTAGCGTCTCGAACGCTGACTTGAAGTGGCTCCAGAAAAATCATTTAAATCACTCTTACTCTGAACTAGCGCAACGAGTTGGATGTTGCGTGGACACCTTAAAACGGATTCTTGTACGAGAAGGACTACAAGAATTTGAAGGGGCCAAATATCAAGTCCGTAGAGACTTCGAAGGGAAAACTTGGACACGTCCCTGTTTGTCTTGCCGCGACACTGAAGAACGCCCTAAGAACTGGTTTTTTTGCAGGTCATGCCGAAAGACAATGGGGTATGAGGACGTATGAGTGGTAGAGGTATGAAACAAAAGGGCGATAACTACGAACGTGAGTTAGCCGCCTACATCAACGAACACACTTCACTTCAATCTTTTAGAGCACCTCTGTCTGGGGGAGGACACGTAGGTTTGTCTGGTGGTGCAGACATACTCGGAGTTCCTAGTTTATTTATCGAAGCCAAGCGAGTGGAACGCCTGAACTTTCATGACGCTATGCGACAGGCTGAGACAAACATAGAAAAAACACAGTCGGATGACGTAGCCATCGTCATGAATAGAAAGAATCGAATGAAGACGGGGGATAGCCTCTGTTTACTTCGTCTGGATGACTTCCTTGTTTTTTACAATGCTTTTCTCAGAGAGAAAGGTTTTGCAAAAGATGAGGGAGAAGACGAAACATTGTCCACACTGCAATAGAACTCTTAGTATTGACAGATTTTATAAGCGAACTGGCCCAGTAGCAGAGCAGGAAGGCAGAGCAGGACAACCATACGGATACTGTAAGCACTGTAATAAAAAGAGAATGACAGGTACTCCGTATAAGTATTTTTCTGGAACAATGCACCGTATCAGACGACGTTCCGAATACAAAAACCTAGAACACGACGTTGATAAAGACTATCTGGTTGAACTCTACAATCAACAGAAAGGTAGATGTGCCATCACCAACGTCCCCCTAAAGCTCGAACGAGGAGAGGGAGATGTCTGGGAGAACTGCTCAGTAGACAGGATTGATAACTCCATCGGCTATATGCAAGGCAACATTCGTCTTGTCTGTAGAGCCGTAAACATGATGCGATCTAACATGGGAGACGAGCTTTTATATTACTGGTGTAGAAAAATACTTGGACAACTGGACGACCACTCGGGTTATTAATTGCAATACTGGTACTGGAGCACTTCGCTTCACCCCCTGTAGGGGGTTCGCTCAGAGGTACTTAATGACAGAAGAAGAATGGGAGACCGAAAGCATACTGATAGCGAACCGCATCAGAACTTGGTCACATAATGTAGTCGAAAAGAAGCACAAAGCGTTTAACAATCTGCCTGCTTGTCCATTTGCACGTAAAGCATGGCTGCAACACAAAGTTATGATCCATGTTACGGAGTCCCTGGATGCTGTCTTGGAGATTAAAGCTGTCAATCCTCCCACCCAGGACATCACGTATATATTTGCCTGGACGGGATGGAAGGATATGTCACAAGACGACTTTGCAGATTGGGTATATGCACAAAACGAAAACCATTTCGGAGTATGGCTGGCGGCTTTTCATCCTGAAGGATACGAGGCAAGCCCCATGTCAGCCGAGGGAAATGTTGACGAAATTTTCGCTGAGGTGGACGACATATGTATCATTCTCATGCAAGAATACGACCATCTCGTAGCATCGTCTGAGCAGTTAGAGAAGTCAGGCTACTACGACAACTATTCGGAGGAAGAGAAATCTGTACTCCGAGAAAGACAGGAGAAACTTCATGCGTGGAAACGTCAGCAAACGCACATCAACCAAGCGAGCCCCTTTGAAGAAGAAGAAGGCTACGAAATCACCCACTAAAAAGGCTAAGAGGAAATACTAATGGCTAGAGGAAGAATACGCAGAGACCGAGGCATCGTCTTCGGAACT